ATTATGGGAAGGCACAGAACGGAAAACTTTAGGTAGCTCCTAAATGATTATTCCAATTATGTGTAGATGCGTTGCTGAAAAATTCCTGAGCAAAAGGGAATAAGGCACTTGGCTAGGACGATGGTTCACTGATATCTCAAATGAGAAATTCAGAACTGGTTAATCACCAGAGCTAAAGGTTTAACGCATTAAAAATCTAACAGAGATTTTGCAAAGACTTCCAGGTAAGCAAACCGCTGAATCCTGGTTAATGACTGAACAACGCAAAGAGTATGTGGCGTAAGGTACACTTGAAGATTATGATAATCAATTACGATGATTGAACCTCGGCCGGTTTAATTAAGTAATAGGACGGCAGTCCAAATAGTGGTAGTCTAATATAAAGCAGCTTTCGTTAATAAAGGTATTCTCAAATCCTTTCGCATCGTCTTCCTTTTTTATTAAATCAATCAACAATGGCAAAAGTAAAAACAATTACACTAAACGGTAAAGCTTCTGAGTATGATGTTCAATTCACTAAAGCGTATGTGGCAAAAATCATCTCAGCTCAATCAGACTTATACCAAGAATTAATTCCAGGAGAACTTCCGTATAATGCAATAAAAGAAATTTATGTAGATGGGTTTTTAAATGCTGAATTAGTAGGAAGTAGTTTATTATATGTTAAGGAAAAGCGCAGAGACATTACTACTCATGGTGTTTTGTATACCAAAGGAACAGAAGAGTTTGATGAATCACATGCATTAGATGAGGTTTTAAATGATATGATTGAATCTATGACCGAAGAAGAATTGGCTGAATTTTACGGTGAGATACAAGATAAACCAACCGAAGGCATTTACCTACAAAGTGTTACCTCACCTCCACCTTATTGGGTTTCTGATACTACAGCAGGAGATTTAGAAATAAATTACTCTACTGAAAATATATAAAAAAAATCAACAAAGGATATGTTAAACATTTACGGAACAAACGATAGCGGTTTACCTACAGGGTGGACTACAAAAATTACATCATTACTTAAAGTAGGAGAGTATGGGGTATATGATCAAAGTAATTACTCACAAGCAGGAAGTGATAACGAATGGGTCATTGCTTTAGAAGATGGTAAAGAAAGAATTGGTGCGCAGTCTAAATATTTAAGTGGTACTATAATGCATCAATTATTTAAAGGGTGTAATAACCTGGACGGTGTTACTGTTGGTGATGGTCTAGTATTAGGCTGCTGTTCATTGGTTAGACCAGGTACTATAATAGGAGACCAGGTTTATATTGGAGCTGGTTCTATTATTGATATTAATTGTAACATTGGTGATGGTGTAACAATAGGAGATAATGTAACTGTGCATGAAGGTGTTGCTATTCCGGCTAATACTAATATACCGTCAGGGTCTGTTGTACATAGTGAATAGTAAATAACTTTAAATAGTAAATATTACATTAAGGACTGGTTTATGCCAGTCTTTTTTGTTTTTGTAAAGATTTAAGAAATTTCTCTCAAAAAATCCTGATCTTTAAAATAAATACTAAAAATAGTTCTAACTTTATGAAACACTTAATTAGCATTTTAATTGGATTAGTTATGTTAACCTCAACTAACGCGAGTGCTCAAAATGATTCTTTCTTTTCAAATTTATACCAAGACTTTTTAAAGTATGGTACTATCTATGGCGGAGGGGATATAAACAATTCTATTGAGGCAGCTGAGCCTACATATTTTTTACGAACCAATCCAGACGGAAGTATATACTCAATTCCTGATGTTGTTGATAACACTCCAGTTTATCCATTTGATTATAGATACGGTTTTGGTATTAGAAAGTTAGCAAGATTTAATTATGAAAGAAAGCCAAAAAATTACTATGACGGTACCGAAAATCAATTAACATTTGGTGCACCTTCATCTGCTATACCTGGCTTGGAGTATCAATTTCATTTTGAAAAGGAAAGATGGCGAGGTGAAGATTTTACTAACTATAGATTCTTTATAAAGCATACTGGTAAATATCATATTGCAAAAGTTCAAGCTAGAGAAGTTGGTAAAATTAATCTTAATTATAATTCAGCTGAACTTAGAGGAAGATTACCAATAGGCAAAAAGTTTAGTATATCTGCTGGAGCTATATTAAGAGGTCATGAAAGAGCCTATGGTTATAACCCTGTGGAAATTTGGCTAAACGAAACTAATGATAGTGGCCAAGCCATAAATCAATGGTATCAATTAGGATATGAATATGGTTACCAAGATATTTTTTACACACAAACAAGTACAGATCCAAATACAGGTGAACCGGTAACTACAAATGATTGGTGCTGGATAGATGCTGATGGTAATGAAGTAGCTCACTCAGATTTAGATTTTAGAGAAACAGTATTGCCTGGTTTAATGAATCGTTTTAACGGTGAAGCCTGGGACTTATTAGATCCGTGGATGGAGGTAGCTCCTATAGTAGGAGTTGATTTTTATCATTATGAAAATAGATTCTGGGTACATGCTTATGCTAATTATATTTTACCGCTTCATACATACATTGCCGGAGAAGAAGAATTTAGTTATCTTAACCGAAACAATTGGGGTCTAGGTGGATTAAGAGAAGATTCTGAACCGGAACAATGGTCTGATTATTCCTTTGGAACTTCATTAGGTTTTAAAGTAAATAAAAATCTTGGAGTATTTGTTGAAGGTGAATATTCTAAAATGTGGGATAGCAAACTATACCAAACTATGTTTGGATTAAATTATACTTTTAAATAAAATGGCAAAGGAACTAAACGAAGACGTAGGATTTAAGGTTAGTATTAAAACTTTATTAGCAATAGGTGCAGCAATGGCAACAGTAATTAGCATGTGGTTTGTATTACAAGCTGATATAGATGATGCAAAGAAATTACCTAAACCTGTAATTGAAAGAATGGAATTTGATATGAAGGATGAATTAATCAGACAAACTATTATGGATACACAGGAAGATGTTGAGGAAATGAAAGAGCAACTGAAGAAGATTGATGAACGCCTTTATGAATTACAACAAAGAAGATAATATGAAAAAGATTTTAGTAATAATATTTTTACTAGTAAACCTATTTGCATCTGCGCAGAATCAAAGACACTTTTTAAATTGGGTATCTGATAAAACTTTTGATGAAAAGGTTACAGGGTATGGTGCTTATGAAGATCATGATGATCATGATGTAATAGTTGTAGAATTTTACGCAGAGTTTAATAAAGATAATGCATTTAAAGATTGGGCAAAAATTGATAAATTAGATGGTGTTAAATATTACAGATGCAATATTTCTAATTCACCTCAATTAAAAAAGGATCTTAAAATTAGAATGGCGCCTACTATCTTACTTTATATTAGAGGAGATGCATACATTAAATTTACAGCTAAGGCTGGTTTGGATCTTAAATGTCCAGTTGATTATGATAAGTTAGTTAGAGCAATAGAAGTAGTAAGAATAGAATCTCAATATTAATTCTGAAACAAATTTATTAAATGCAATATAATTAAATATTAATAAAAGAAACTAAAGAAAACTGTGGGCATGTCTGCTCACGGCTAATACCTGAAAATTTATGAAAATTAAAGTACTAGATTCATTCTCATAAAATTCAAGTGTTTAACACCGGCTTCAAAACCCGGTTCAAAATAATTTTAACTAAAAACAATTAATTAAATGAAAAATTTTATTTTAACTTTCGCCCTAACAATCCTAGTAGGTTTTGGGGCAAACGCACAAAATGCAAAAGGTGATTGGTACGTAGGTACTGGTGACGTTGCAAATGTGGCATGGACTGACTGGGCAATTTCACCAACTTTAGGTTATGGAGTATCTGATAAACTAATGATTGGTTTAGGGGTTGCACAAGCTGATTCATCCGAAGACCTTGCTGTTGATATACATGCAAGATACTTTGTTACTGCCGGAGAGCAGGACTTTTTCCTATATGCAGGAGTAAGTGAATTTGAAACTGATAACCTTGAATTAGGAATCGGTAAAATGTTCACATTCCATAAAGATGCATTGTTCGTTGATCCAAAATTGGTTTACCATACTGGAACAAAAACAACTAATCTTACATTAGGATTTGGATTAAGATTCTAAACTAATTTACATAACTCAATAAAACCCAGGATTCTAGGACCCTGGGTTTTTTGTGCTTAAACAATTAAACATTTAAGTATATAATAATAAATAGAGAATGAACTTTATTTGTAAAAACAAAAACACATGGAAATATTTTATTATACTTTAGGTATACTATCGGTCCTTATTGTTATAGGAGTGTTTGGTATGGTTAAGGTTTGGACAAAACTTTCAAACTTTGAATTTAATTTTGATGATTTAGAAGATTACGTTTCGGATACTGCTGATGATTTATCTGATGAATTGGACAAACTTAATGATAAATTCAATGATAGAATTGATCAAGTAGAAAGAGACCTAGGTCATGAATCTGAAGAGCTAGGTAAGCTAATTGATTCAAGAGCTGATAAGGTTGAAAACAAACTAGGCTTAAAAATACAAAAGCTGGAAGGCGCTCTTGGGAGAATTATCACAGAGAAAAATTTATAAGTAATTTTAACTGTGCTGTGGTGTAACTGGCAACACGTCTGGTTTTGGTCCAGAAGAGTCGGGGTTCGAGCCCCTGCGGCACAACAAATATATACTGTATGATTATAATTAAAAAGAATGAAAAGGATTCTATTGATAGAATGCTTAAGCGCTATAAACAAAAGCTAAAAAAGACCAAGCAAGTTAGAGCAATTAGAGATAGAAAACAATATACTAAACCATCTGAGATTAAAAGATTAAAGATGCAAAAAGCTGTCTATATACAAAAGCTTAGAGACGAAGAGCAAAAAAATTCATTCTAATCTTTCAGTTATTAAATACTTTTGTTATATTTAAATAAATCAATTAAATATGGAAGATATACAATTTGACATGGATGGTACAAAGAATACTATTATTTTTGACCTTGACGGTACTATCGCAAACATAGACGAAAGACGATCTATTTCTACTAAGGAAGATGGGAAAATGAATTGGGATAAATTCTTTGATCCTAATAACATTAATTTAGATAAACCAAATTTACCTGTTATCTCAATGATGAAACTTTTAAAATCTGTAGGTCATTTTATTGTAATTTTATCAGGAAGAAGTAAAGCAACAAAGGACGCTACTCGAAAATGGTTAAATGATAATGAAGCACCTTATGATGTTTTAAAAATGAGACCAACTGGCCACCCATGGGCTTTTATGCCAGATGATAAATTAAAACAACATTGGTTGGATACTTTATTTGAAGGTGAAAAGAAAGATGATATTCTCTGTGTCTTTGATGATAGGGATAAAGTCGTAAAGATGTGGAGAGAAAACGGTCTTGATTGTTTTCAGGTTGCTGAAGGTAACTTTTAATCTATATGAGTAATAAACTATACAGAGGAAATGGTTATATTGGTGGAGTATGCCAAGGGTTAGGTGAATGGTCTAATCTCCCTTCTATTCTGTGGAGGGTTGCTTTTATATTTATTGTACCTGCTGCATTTTGGGTATACATAGTATTATGGATATTTTTATCTAGAGAAAAATGAAAAGGTTTTTAAATAAATTACAATCAATAGATATATTTCTAATTATAGCATTAGGTTATTTTACTTTAATGTTATTTTGTTTAACTTAAACTATATGAAATGAAAAATGCTTTATTAATATCCACACTCTTAGTAACTATGACAGGATCTCAAGAGATTGCACAAAACCATGTACAGGATGTTTTAAATAAAGAGGTTGAACCGTTTAATGAAATTATAGAAGAAGAAGTTAACCTCATCAATGGCAAGATTGATAACCGAGAAGAATTAATAGAAGCTATGGCTTTTATAGAAAGTGGTGGTAATCCTGCAACAATTGGAGATGTTAATTTAGGAACTCCTTCAGTAGGACTTTTACAAATCAGACCTATTATGGTTAGAGAAGTAAATAGGATACTAAGAAAACAAGGATTAGATAAAAGATTTAAAAATAGTGATAGAAAGAGTGGGGATAAGTCAATTGAGATGTTTAATATCTGGGCTGATGCTTATCACTTAAATAGTTCTTATGAAAAGATGGCTAGGAATTGGAATGGTGGCCCTAAAGGATATAAGAAAACAGCAACCGCTCATTATTGGACTAAAGTTCAAAATTATGTAACATTAAATTTATAAGACTAAAAAACCACTCATAGAGTGGTCTTTTTTAGTTTGTATGTAAATAGAAATTACCTTTCCATTCTAATTGCTATTCTCATTAGATTATTTAATGCATTTTTTAAGATTCTTACCTCTCTAGGATTTAACTTTTTAAATAACTTATGGTCTTTCATAGCAGGTTCTATATCCTTATAATTCATAATAGTATACTTAGGATCATCAAGACCTATCTCTAAATCTAAATCTCTATAAATTTGCATTCCTTCATCACCTAAACCATCGGTAGTTTTTCTACCTTCAGTTACATTAGACGTTTTCCAATGTTCACTATCACCTTCACCACGAGTAGGGTGTACATCATTAAAGCCTTGATATTCTGGTGTACCAAATGCATTAGTTTCAGTTCCAGCCATTTCATCCCAGTAATTTTTAAAATCTTTTACCGTACCTTTATAGTGGCGGATTTTACTTAGGTCTTCTCTTTCTTGGTTATTTTCCATTCTTTTGTTTTAATTTATGTATAGCTGTTTGTACCTTTAATCCTTCAAGGTCAATTTTATCCATTTGTATTTTTAGTTGATATAATTCAATTGCATAATTATCTCCTCTTTCTTGAGCAGCTCTATACCTTTGAATATTTTCTTTTTCTCTATCCTTTAATCTTTTTGCAGCTTCATTAGGATTAAACTCATAATCAGATGCTTCATTTAAATAGTTATTAAATTTAGGTATCATTATACTTTATAGTTTTTAAGAAGATCTTTTAATTCTACAATATCAGCAGGATTTAATTGTACATAATTTCTTCCGATGTTTATTTGCATACATTTTCTACCTAAACCAAATGACTCAACATCTTTAGGTCCAACAAATGTAGTTATCTGTGCATTATCAGAACCTTTAATACCGGCTTGGTTCCATGAACTAATATCAGTTCCTTCATTAAGAGTAGATTCACCCATTGCTGAATAGTTTTCGCATGCTTCATCTATCTTATCATTAATATGTTTCTTTGCTTCTTTAATATATGCCTTTGCAGTATGATCAGCATTATCATTTGACTCATAGCTATTGGCTTGTTCTGCTACATGGTTTGAGCATTGTTCAACTGGGCCAACAATTGCATCCATACTATATCCTGTTTCTGGTCTGCTACTTCCACCCATAGAAAACTGAGTAGCATTATCGGCAGCAAAACCAACAGGTATAAAATCTTCGAATAAAGGTACCTTTTTCATAATATTGTTATTTTAGTTATATATTCATAAAACTAAGTCTTATTTTTGTATATAAAAATAAACAACTATTATGAAAGATTTTTACAGAACATCCGCAGGGAGAAGATTCTTTGAAAGTGATGTTCCTTCGTTAATTGAAGTTCTAGGAAAAATATCTACCCAATTGGAAAGATCAAATGATATTGCAGAAAAGAAAAGAAGAGTAGACGAAAAATTAAAGAAGATTCAAATTAAAGAATCTAATAAAGCGCCTATCGGTAAGCCTAATAATTTACTAGGACTGTAATGCCTGATAAAGATATTACATATAAACAATTTATTGCTCACATGGATAAAGGTAATAGAGTTTATATGAAAAAACCTAGATCATGGCAAAAGGTTTGGTTTTGGTGGGAAAGTAAAAAAGAAAAATGGTTTTTAAATAAAGCCTTTGATAAAAGAGAAGACGGAAGAGTAGAACCAGAACCTTCAGTATGGATAACTGCAAAACAGATGGAAAGCCACATGGATCACATGGTTAGACAAGGTTATAAATATTATATAGATGAGTAAATTATTATTAGCATTTGCATTGTTCTTTTTAGGGCAATCTGCAATATGGTTTCAAACGAATGGACAGTTTGTATGGCCTTGGTTTAAAAAGAATCCTTTTTTAATTTCAATTATATTTGGTACATCAATAAGTTATGTGTTGATTTATGGTACTAGGTTTATAGTTGAATACTATGATGGTCTTTTGTGGCCAGGTAGATTTATCGCGTTTGGATCAGGTATAATATCATTTACATTTTTAACTTGGTATTTTCTAGGAGAAGGTATTACAACAAAAACAATAGTATCGCTGTGCTTGGCCTGTAGCTTAATAGGCATTCAGCTTTTTTGGAAATGAAAGACCCTTATAAAATATTAGGTGTAGATAGAAATGCTACAGATGATGAGATTAAAAAATCATATAGAAAATTAGCAAAAGAATACCACCCTGATAAATCCACAGGTAATGAAGAAAGATTTAAAGAGGTTGCAGATGCATATGATATATTAACAGATCCAAAAAAGAAATCAAAGTTTGAAGGTAATCCTTTTGGTACATTTAATGATGCTTTCTTTGAAGACTTTATAAAAAATGCAGGTGGTCATGGGTTTGGAGGATTTACTGGTCGTAGTGGGTTTAATACAAAAGGGCAAAATATAACTGCACAGGTATATGTTACATTAGAGGATGCTTATTATGGGTGCGTTAAACAGATAAGGTTAGGTACAAAAACCGTTAGTGTTGATATTAAGCCTGGTGTTAAACCTGGGCAAAGAATGAGATTAAAAGGATTAGGTCAAAGAGGTATGACTGAAGAATTAAATGGTGATCTTATTTTAACAATTCTTGTTCAAGATGATACTAATTTTTATTTAGATAAAAAAGGATTACATACAATTAAGCATATTAATATGTATGATGCACTATTAGGAGGTAAAGGTGAAGTTAAATTATTTGATAAAACAATAACCTATACTATACCTAAGTGTGTTAAGAATGGAACAATGCTCAGGATAAAAAACAAAGGATTTCCTTCTTATAATAATCCTGATATGTTAGGTGATTTTTATGTAAACATATTAGTTGACTTACCTTCTGAATTAAACTCGGAACAGGAAAGTCTTATAAAACAAATGAAAGATTTAGAAAATGGACATTAACGATGAAGAATTTATGAAGTCATTATTAGATCAATTAGAAAATACTAGTTGGGACCAATATATGAACTTATGTTATAATACTATTATGATGTTTCCTGATCAAGTATTTCAGTATGATGAAAAAACAGCAAAACATAAAGTTAAGAGTTTAAGTAGAATATTAAAACATTTTGAAAATAAAGAAGATTTTGAGAAATGCGCTAAGCTCAAAAAGATCCAGGATCAATTAAAAAATTGTTAATAACTTTTAGAAAAAAGTCTCCTAAAAATTTTCAATTCCCATTTTTTTTTATTATATTTATAATATAATTAAATAAACGGAATATGACTGAATACACAAACCTTACTTATCTACAATCCTTCTTGGATGAAATGCGATCTTCCTCTTCAGGAAATCATAAAATTGCAACTCTTAAAAAGTATGCTGATAACTCTGATGAAAATTCTGATAGAGAATTCTTACAGAAAGTTTTCTTCTATACTTACAATCCTTATTTCAAATACAATGTAACTCCTAGGAATTGCAAAAAGAATTCAGATTTACTAGGTCACCCAAATACATACGGTAGTATTTTTACTTTATTGGATGATTTAAGAAATAGGATATGTACCGGTCATACTGCAATTGCAAATGTAAACAGATTCGTCCTAGAGAATAAACAATGGGAAGATATTATTTACTATATGCTAAACCGAGACCTTAATATGGGATGTGGTACTACCTCTATTAATAAGGCAATCCACTCAGATTTAATTCCAACCTTTAAGGTCGCTTTAGCAAATGCATATAATCCTAAGAGAGTAGATTTTCAAAGTGGAGAATGGTACGGATCCAGAAAATTGGATGGTGTAAGATGTATCTGTAGAAAGGAAATGAATACTGTAACATTCTTCTCAAGGAACGGTAAAGAATTTACTACTTTAGGTAATTTGGAAAATGAAATTTCTAAGATAGGTGGAGACTTTATTTTAGATGGAGAAATCTGTATGGTGGACAAAGATGGTAATGAAGACTTCCAAGGAATTATGAAACAAATCAGAAAGAAGGATCATCAAATTGAAAATCCTAAATTCTTTGTATTTGATTATTTAACTTTAGAAGAATTTGATAATAAGACTGGAATTACGCCACTTACCGAAAGACTTAAGAATGGTTATGATCATCTTCCAGAAAATATTAACTCTTCTATGTTAGAATTCTTACCACAAGAACAATTAACTACCGAGGAACAATTTACTGAAATGGCAAAAGAAGCTGAAGAGGCTGGGTTTGAAGGAATCATGGTTAGAAAGAATATCGGCTATGAAGGTAAAAGAAGTCATAATCTTTTAAAGGTTAAAAAATTCCATGATGCTGAATACACGGTATTAGAATGTGTTAACGGTACAATGAGATGGACAGAAAATGGTAAGCAGATTGAAAAGGAAGGTCTAAGTAATATCATAATTGAACATAAAGGCAATAAGGTAAGTGTAGGATCTGGATTCTCTAAAGAACAAAGAGAACACTACCTTAACAATCATAAAGAATTAATTGGTAAAACTATAACCGTTCAATACTTTGAAGAAAGCCAAAATCAGAATGGTGGTTATTCATTAAGATTTCCTGTGGTGAAACACATATATCAGAATGGGAGGGATTGTTAATGTATCCATTCTATATCTCACCTGTAGTAAGAGATCTTAAATTAAACAATATATATTGTATGGAACTATTTGAAAAGTATAAAAAATGGGGTAAAGACATAACTGTCTTTGACGTTGACGATACTTTGATTGTAACTAAAAGTAAGATTAAAGTTTTTAATCCTAAAACAGGATATGAGATTGATCTTACACCACAAGAATTTAATACATTTAAAACTAAACCTCATGACAAGTTTGATTTTAATGATTTCAGAGATTTAGAAATTCTTAAGGCTGGTAAAATAATTGATTGGGTTTTTAATATACTTAAGAGAACAATTTCAAAAGGAACTGCTGTAGGTATTATTACTGCAAGAGATGATTCAAAACTTATCTATGATTTTTTAATGCATAATGGTGTTGATGTTAATCCTGATTTTATTTTTGCAATCAATGATCCTAACTTAGGATTTACTGGCTCTACTGCACAAAAGAAAAAAGATGCCTTTATGAAATTTGTACAAATGGGATTTAGAAATTTTAAATTCTTTGATGATGATAAAGAAAATATAAGAATTGCAAACAGTCTTAATAAAGATTTACCTGAGGTAAAAATGAAGGCTACTTTAATAAAACAAAAATGGATTCCAAACTTCAGCGACTTCAGTTAAAGCTAAACGCATTTACTAACATTTTATTAAGTATTAAGGATCTCTCTAATTCTTCTACTACTAAAGTTGGTTGCATGGCTCTAAAGAAAGACTTCAGTAAAATAGCAAGCTTTGGATATAACGGTTCTTATAGTGGAGCTGAAACAAATAATAATACTGGAACTGAAGAAGATTCTTTAACACCAGGTGAAAGTGGTTTTATTCATGCTGAAGTAAATATGATTGCAAAGTTTCAAGAATATGATCCTCAAAATTACATAATACTTTTAACATTATCACCTTGTAAAATGTGTACCAAGATCTTAGTTAATGCTGGATTTAAACACGTTTACTGGATTGAAGATTATAGAGATACTAATCACCTTCAAATTTTTAATGAGTGCAACGTGACTCACGGTAAAATTTCTAACCTATTAAATGACTACCACACAATAAAGAGCTGAATATATACAAAAAATAGTATATCCTCTTGGTCATTGAAGCCTTAACATTTAAATTATCATTAGACTTTTTTGTTTATTTAAAAAAGTATAAAATTGCTGTGTCTAAAATTAGAATAGGATTTTATGACCAAGCTAGTCAAAAAACCGAATTTACGGATTTTGCTAGTATTGCAGAATTGGAATTATTTTACCAAACTAACTATGTACCATTTGATCCTTGTTTTGTTGGGGATCTTGCTTCAATAGAATTATTTCTAGGTGATAGTAAATTATATGAATTTTTAACAGAGTACCGTGCTGAAGATTTAACAGGTAAATTTAGACTTACATCAGGTTCTTCTTTTGATAAGCAAAGAAATAAACAAAGGTCAGTGTTAGTAAATAGACAAGTAGGATTTATTAACAGGGCAGTTGAAGATTATCGTAAATACTGGAATGAACTTTATAGAATATATACAACAGGTATCTATTCGCCTTGTTATGCTATACCAGGTTGGTCTGAAGGTACATGGTACCTTAATCAACTTAGGGAAATATTTACATCTAGAAAAGACACTGATGAATTTCCGTATGATGATGCAAATATTATTAATGAACCACCGGAATAAATAAAAAAACATTAGATTAAATGGCATTCAATCTGAAAGAATATATCATCTATAGAGAAGAAGTTAAAAGGGAACTTTTTAATGGTGAGGTAGACAGTAACTTTAAAGCAGTAGCTAACCCTTGGGTAGACAATAGAACTTATAACGAAGGGCATGTAGTATACCACCCAGTAGAAGTAATTGATGTTACTGGTGGAACTAGCGTTTCATCAGAAGCTTTAGCATGGTGGAGAGCAAACAAAAGAACTACGCAAGGTGTTTTTGAAACTAGTGAATGGGACTTAATCGGTGGAATTGGTACAGGTGATCTTACTGTTACAGGTTCAAATAGCTATGGTAAGATTATTGTAAATTATACAGGTGCTGCTAGTTATCAATCAAATAATGATTTTACATTATCATCTTCTATACCAAATGATACTTTTAGGTTTGTTGCAGGTGATGGTGTACAATTACAATATGACCCTAGTGTAAATGCTATTAAATTAATTAATACATCTGCCGGTGGAGAAATAAACCAAGGATCTAATATAGGTATTAGTGGAGAGAATGTATTTGCTGGTATGAATGGTACTACATTAACATTCAGAAGTATTGATGCATCTAACTCAACATCAGTTATAGGTAATGCATTATCTGCTGGTTTTAATTCAGCTAATGAAAGTGTTGTTATTAATTTTGATTCTTCAAATGTTGATTTAGCAACTCTTAATACAAATGCACCTTTAATTAATATGTTATCCGATGTTAACGCCCCATCTCCTGCTGCATCAGACTTTTTACAATGGAATGGGACTAA